CAATCTTTGCAACCCATGGTGAAGAGCTTACTCGGTCCATAACCGTGACCGCATGATTTCTTGATTCGCAGTCCCATGGTTGCGCTAAATGATCTTCCATTGGCTTAGGAAACTCTTCCAGAGGCATATCAAAAACCAATCCCTGTATCGGCATCCTAGCCCACATAGCACCGCCATGTATGTTGCCTTCGTCCCAATCATCGCAATCGGCTTCGCAACCTGTAAACACGACTTGAAAACTTAAAGATCGATCTGGGATGGTGTTAACCGCTATGGCCAAAGCGTGGATATACTCATCATGATACTTTTCATGATTGTGGGTAAACTCCCGCCTCACCCAACATTTAAAGTGCGGGGCGTTACTAATGAGATAAGACACGGTTTACCTCTTAGATTTTTTATTAAGCGCTCCGCCTTTCGACTTTTTCATCAAAGCTCCACCCTTAGACTTACGCATCAAGGCTCCGCCTTTTGACTTCTTAACCGCCAGCTTGGTGATCGCTTGACTAACACCATTGCCTTTGGTCTTGTTCATCATGGCGCCACCTTTGGATTTCTTCATAAGAGATCCACCCTTAGACTTTTTCATGAGAGCGCCGCCTTTCGACTTCTTCATCATGGCTCCGCCCTTAGACTTTTTGTTAACTGAATAACCTTTTGTTTTTTTATACGTCATAACCGCTCCTTATATTCTGCCAAACAAACCCATGTTTGATCTTTTTGTTATTTTACCACCATTTCTTGCAACGATAGTTTCTACGTTGGTAGGTTTGCCACCAACACCTTGTTTCTTTGAGCGCTTACGCTTTACAGCGGAGGCGATTTGTCCTTTAGACATTTGATTTGCTTGGGACCGGGGTACGCATTTGGGGTACTTGCGTTTTGATCCTGACGTGGAAGCTCTGCCACATTGCTGAAACTTACCGTCTTTTTTTGCGGCGCCAATGTCTACCCAGTCACCTTTGCGTCCTTTACCGAACCACTCGGTTAGACCACCTTTAGGCTTGGCCATTAGCTTCTAGGCACTCTTGTCTTTTTGCGCTTGCTGTTCATCATTGCGCCACAGCCGCGCCCTTGAACCATCACAGAACCGCCATTGGACATGTAGCCCATCTTGTTGCGTACTTTTGTTGGCAGCTTGCCTAAACCCTTGTTGCCTTTTGGTACTGGTTTAAGAGACACGTCGCCGCCATTTTTCTTACTGATTGCTCCGCCTTTGGCTGCGTATGTGCCACCCATTTTTTTGTATTCTTTTACCATGTAGGCGTTGGCATAAGCTGAAGGGTACACGTCAAATTTAGCTTTTGCTTTGGATTTAGCCTTTGAGTAAAGCGAAGGGTTTTTCACGTTATCTGGCACGCTACCGCCTGCTTTCATCTTGATCGCGCCCAAGGTCTTGGCTTGTTGTGCGTGTAACTTGCTGGCTTTTTTTAAGCCTTTAATTACTTTGTTAATTTTCTTTTGTGTCATTATCTCATCCTCATGCCCGGACCACGCATTCCAACCGCTGGTCTATTGATTGCCGTATTTACTGGGCCTCTTGTTAGTGGAGCTGCCACGCGCCCCATAGGGTCTATTTGTGGCATTGGAAACTGAGGTAAAGATGGCATCGGTATTTTTTTTGGCATAACTGGAGCAGGCATAACTGGAGCAGGCATAACTGGAGCAGGCATCGGCATAGGCTCGTTAATTTGTGGAGGCACTTGTCCTGCCCTCTCCAGAGCTTGCTCCTGAACCTTTCTCATCAAGTCTCCAAAGAAACCTTTTTTTGTAGAAAGCGCGGGTGGCGTAACTTGTGGCATCGGGGGCATAATTCTTTCTATTGACGGCGGCTTTAAAGGGATCCTTGCTGGACCGGGTCCTCTTTCTAATATCTCTTTTGGCGGTAGTGTAATTGTCGGTGGTGTCGGTATGTTTATTGGCATGTTTGGCCTACCACCTTCGCCGCCAACATCAATATTTAGGTTTGCAATTCTTTCTCTGATTGCATCCACATCTATGTTTGGTATTTGTATGTTGCCCGGACCCATTCCGCCAATTGTGGACGGGTTACTTGGTGGAGGAACAAAACGGGGATCGCTCGGATCTATACGAGGTCCAGCAGTGCCTAAAGGAAATTCACCATAACCGGGTCCGCCCAGAGTGCCATATCTTGGTTCAGCCACGTCCATTACGGGATCAGGCATTGGTGTAGCAGCTTGTCTATCTGCTAATTGTTTTTGCAGTTCAGCAATCTTAGCTTCTAAACCCGATATTTGGCCAGAATAATCTGGCATTTGTGGTCGAGGTCTACGCTTGAAACGTGGCCTAAAACCACCAAAGAATCCACCGCCCATGCCGGGAAACCCGCCACGCATTCTAGGATCAAACGGAGGAGGCCCAAAACCGCCTCCGCCAAATCCACCAAATCCGCCCATAGGGGGGGTCATCGGGCGTCTTAATCTACTCAACAAACTGCTTATACCACCCGGAGGCTGCATGGGCATTGCTTGATTTCTGAAAATCGCCACAATAACTCCTTAATCGTACTTCTTGATCATCTCCAAAATAATCATGTAACTGTCGCCGCTGGAGTGACCCACAGTAGTGAAGTCAATGTCTCCGGTTTTGCCAGATCCAGCATTATTTGGGATAGCAGTGAAGTTATCGTAGTATTCATCGCCGGTTGCATCTGCTGGTATGTGTGTAAGCAGGACATTTGTTGATGCATCAAATTCCATTTTTAAACTCATACCAACCGTCATCCAATAAATTCTTTGGATGTGAACCTCAGTGCAGGCTTTCCCAGCTGAGTTTGCAGCTAAGGCAGATACATCTACCTTTTTAACTGCTGACTCGCCTGAGCCGTCAGACACGTTGGTGAACCGCATAATCGCGGTTCTTTCGCCGTCCTGAATAGTTTGTGAAGCTACAGCATCAGCCATATCTCACCTCCTACAGTTCAGTTACCGCAGTGCGTTCTTTGTAAGCGCCAATGTAATCAACGGTCAAAGTTTTCGCAGCAGCAGCACCATTTTGTATACCAAACGACAGAGTTAACTCTTCATTGTCTGGCACGTTTGTGCTGACTACTGTGCCAGCTAATACGTTGTTTTGGAAAACGTGAAACTTCTGATCTTTAGGATCGTATAAAAATCCTATAGTCATAAAAGTATCGTCGGCCAGTGCCGTAGGCAAATCTAAAGTAGATTGGGTGCTGTCTTTTTCAACTATCATAGTGACAGTCGTAGCTCCATCTGCTTTTAAAAAGAAAATGCCATCGGTTACATCTAACGGAGATGTGTCCGTAAGTTGTAAACCAGCGACAATGTCAGATTGCGTTGCGTCATTGGTTTTGAAGCGCATGTGAAACGCTAATTGTTTACCAGCTTCGTATTTGAAACCTTCTTTTACCAATTGGAAAAAGTCGGCATCGTTATCGCCAGCTGCGTTAGTTACTAACAAAAGACCGCCATCACCGTCAGCTAATGCTTCTGTTGCGGATCCTGATCCATCTTCTGTTGTTGTGATTGTCCAATCGGACGCTAGATAAGTATCAAAGTCATTAAAATAACTATGGTACTTATGGGGTGCGGGAGCCTTTAATTTACCAAGTGTTCCATCACCTGAAACATTGGTTACTCCGCTCGTAAAGTGTGTTGTCATGCTACAGTCCTCCTAAATTAGACCAGCAACCGGCCCATCCGATTGCCATAGAGACTCTGTCAGTATACCACTAAAAACCGAAAAACAAATAAAAAGGGCCGAAGCCCTTTCTTACCCGTAAACTTTTTGGTAAGCCTCAGCTCTACCTGCGTTAACTATCTGTCTTTTGTACTTCTTGATCATGGTTTTTGCAGCGTGCTGTTGTGCTGGAGTCCATTGGTCTTGCCCAGCGAGGCTTTTACCGAAATTGCTGTCGGTCCCATTGAAACCCATCCCATCTTCCGCAAATGCTCCATCGCATGCACTCGCAACACAAGATACGAAATCCTGTAATGCAACCACCACATTTGCAGGCAGAGGCTTAGGCGACTTCTTGTTTTTAGCTGAGAATACTTTTTCCACAGTTTCCACATCAATTGCTATTTCCTCGATGCTGACATTGTTTTCAACCACATTGTCTAGAGCCTTATCCAACACCTTCTGCTTGCTAACCAGCACCTCAGCCAGTCTAGCGTCAATTGAACCATCAACGACCAAATGCTGAACCAACACAGAGCTGTCCTGACCAATCCTGTGGCAACGATCTTCTGCCTGTGACACGTTACCGGGGACCCAATCAAGCTCTGCGAATACTACGTGACTTGCAGATGTCAGAGTAATACCAACACCAGCAGCTCCGATAGTGCCGATAAAAACGTCAATGTCGCCTGCTTGAAAAGAATCAACAGAGTTTTGTCTGTGAGCTTGTGTGCAGTCGCCTGTAAGGGTAACCACAGTCTTGCCAGCTGCCTCAAGACCTTCTTTGATACCGTCTACAACATCTTTATGGTGGGCCATGACTACCACTTGGTGGTCGATATCAGCTACGTGAGTGACAACATCAGCCACTTTAGCCAATGCGGTGTCATGCCTGATGCCAGACATTTGCTCAAATTCAACATCATTTGATGATGTCTCATCGACTGCATCCGCCATGGTTTCAAACTCTTTACGAATCTGGTCGCTGTAATCGTTGTTTGGCAAAACAATAATTTGACGCACCTTCGCTGGCAGCTCTTTCAACACTTCATCCTTTTTCCTGCGGATCATGAAAGATTGACGCAATAATCTTTGCAGCTCATCTAGGTTAGACGCGCCGTCAAAGTGCCAGCCAAATCGATCTTTGTAAGCGCCTGCATACTTAAGACCAAACTTAAAGAAGTTACCAAAAGTAGCAGGGTCAAGATAACCAGCAATAGGCTGTAGTTCGATAGGGCGGTTTGTAATTGGGGTCCCGGTCAATACAACCTTACGGTTTGCTTTGATGCCTACAGCAACGCCAGTACGTTTGGCTTTTGGATTCTTGATGTAGTGCGCCTCATCCATGATAACGAGGTCCCAAGTACGCGCGTTGATTGCATCTTGATGCTTGGTTAATACATCGTAGTTGATAATAACCACGTCAGGTGTCTCAGGGATTTGCTCGCCACCACCATTAACAATCTGAATGTCACGCTCAGTAACAAGCCATTTGGTCATTTCGTTTTTCCAGTTGATCTTCAAAGATGCTGGGCATACAACCAGAACAGTTTTAGGAGCTGTAGCGTTGATCACGCCAACAGCCTGTATGGTTTTTCCAAGGCCCATTTCATCGCCTATCAACGTAGATTGACGCTGTGTCGCATAAGCGATACCAGCTTTTTGATACGGGAGATAAGACAGTCCAGCCGGGACCGGGATCTCGATGTCTGCATCGACAGCCTGAGAATCTGCAATCGCCTGATCGTTATCTCTGAGGCGAGTAACCATCCATTGATCATCGACTTTGCGCACAGAGTAACCAGCAGCTTTGACTGCTGATTTACGCTCGCGCCATACCTGCCAGAAGTCTGAGTTAGGCTTGGCAGTGCTGATAAAACGACCATCTGTGTGGACCGTTTCTGCTGACCAATCTAGTTTTAATTCCATTTTTGTCTCCGGTTTTGCGTATCTATATTGTTAATATACTCAATTCCGTGTCCGTGTGCAAGTTTTTATACATGTGTAGTTAGGCATAAAAAAAGAGGGCCGAAGCCCTCTTTCTCAGTAGTTGAGTAATAAACCCTACTGTTGGTTCAATTAAGCACCTTGCGAGCCGTAGATTCCTCTCCAATCAGAGAAACCGAAGCTATAACGCTCTCTAGCCTTGTATCGAATGTTACCAGTCGTAAAGTCTGGCTCCATGCTAGTTTCCATAGCTGTTCTTTGGAACATCTTAAGGCCTTCACCTGACTCAGTAACCGTAGTCATCAAGAAGAAAGCATCAGGGTCATTCAGGTAATGGTTAACAGTGTAACCGCCCGGAATAACTCCAGTGTTCCTAATTGAGTTTAGGTCGTTGTCAGCTGTTCCTACTCTGCCCGGTGAGTTAAGGATCCTATCAGCAACAAACACTAGCTGTGGTGGAACCACAAGCTTTGTAGCCTGTACTGAGATCGTTAGACCCCTGTCATCAGTAAAAGTAGAAATGTCAATCAGAGCATCTTCGAGACTAGTCTCGTTCAAGTCTGCCATGGTTGTTGCTCTGTTCGCAGCAGTACCACCACCCGCAAGTGGGTGTCCTGTGTTGATCAGAGAAACGCCATCGCCACCTGTAAAGGATGAGCTGAATGCGTTATTGAGTACGTCCGCGCCTTTCACTTCTTTGGTGTGAGCCATAGATTGTGCAAGTGCTTTTACATACCTTTTACCAAGAGAATCGTAAAGATTGTCTTCGATTGCTTCTTCGGTCAAAGCAAAAGCAAGCGCGACAGTGTCGTGCGTATACCTTGCTGTGAAACCTTCATTAGCATTATCGAAAGCAACCCCTGCTCCCTCTGTTTTTGTCGGTGCGCTACCGAAGCCTGT